ATTATTTTTTTTTTTTCATAATTATATTCTCTAATATAATTATTTACATCATCTATTGATATCCATTTTATTTCAGTAATTTCATATATTTGATAATTGTTTTTTGGTTGATTATTATCAACAATAATACCAACAAAATATTTATGCTTATATGATTTATAATTAGAACCACTGAATATTTCTTCATATGGAACAATATTATTAATTAGTATAATATCATTTTTAGTATAACCCGTTTCCTCTTCAAATTCTCTTAGTCCACATATAACATCTTTTTCTTGATAATTTCGTCGCCCTTTTGGAAATCCCCATTCGGGTTCTTCGTAATTTTTATCGCATAAATCAATTAAAGATTTTAAATCATAACTTTCTAAAATATTAGTATAACCTTGTTTTAAATTTGTAAATTTAATTTTGGAGGTTCTCTCTTCATTTTTATAAGAATTATTTGTATTATAATTCCATAAATATTGCCATATTGTATCAAAATCATTATTTAATATGTAATTTCTCTCATTAGTAGTCATATTATTTAATAAATTTTTTATATAATTTTTATCTTCAATAGAATATTTTCCGCGCATAAAATCTACAAATGATAATGTGTCCTTACGCTTAATAATCAATAGTTCAATAGAATTTTCATATTTATTTAGCGAGGCATCATATTTATTAACTATTCTAATAGGAATAATACCTATACTAGTAATAGGTACTTTACATTGATGAAATAAATGTCCTAATTTTCCACAATTATTACAAAAATATTGTTTTTTTATATTCATTGTTAAAATAACTAACAATAATGTTTTTATATAATTTACTAAATTCAAATAAGTAAACACTAAGAAAATTTAATATAATAAAATTTTAATATATATTAAAATTTTATTATGAGTAATAATGACCACGTATTTAATCCTATTATATGGGGTCCTCATTATTGGTTTGTGCTATATACTATTGCCTTATCTTACCCAATACATATTAATGAATGTACAAAAAAAAAATATTATGACTTTATAACAAACCTACCTCTATTTTTGCCAGTTTCCGATATTGGAGGTGTTTTTAGTAAATTTCTAGATGCGTATCCTGTCACTCCGTATTTAGACTCGCGAGAATCGTTTTCAAAATGGGTCCATTTTATACACAATAAAATAAATAGCTATTTAGGTAAACCTGAATTAACATATTATGATGCTTTAAATAAATATTATGAACATTATAAATTAAAAGAAATAAAAAAAAACGATGAACGGAAAAATAAGGAAAAATATATTTTTGGTACTTTAATAATTATTATTATTTTAGTAATAATATATTTCTATATATATATATAAAATGGGTTCAAAATTTAAATTTTGGAAAAAGAAAGACAAAGACAATAGTGATTTTTTAAGATTAGTATTACTAATTATTATAGTATTAATTATATTATATTTTTTTTGGAAAATGGATAAAAATAAAAGAAGATAAAAAATAGCACAAATATTATTTTTATTATATTTATATATGAAATAATACTATGAAACTAGAATTAATAATTATTTTAATAACTATTTTTGTATTAGCAAATACATATTTTGAAGGAAAATTAATTAATAAACTCAAACACTATGAAAAATATTACAAAATGGTATTTTTTGCTTTTATTGGGTTATGTCTATATTTATTTATTAAGAAGAATCCAGGGAACTACAAAGAAATAGTAACACAAGCCAATAGTTATATAAAATATTTACCTATTGATAGAAATACTGCTAGTTTTATAACCCCTATTATCGATCTAACATCTAAATCAATAACAAATGAACTAAATAACAATTTTAATTTTTCTAGTCCTGTTAATAATCAACTATCGCAAAATTTATTAACTTCAATAAATAATAATCAAAATTATTTATCCAAACAACAGCAAAAAATATTATCTTCTGGAAATATATCAACAAAAAGAAGTGTCAGTGAAACAAAAAAAAAATATGTAGCTGCCTCGCAAAATTGGCATTGTAAACATTGTCAAAAACAATTACCAGCATGGTTTGAAGTAGATCATGTTAAAAAATTAGAATATGGAGGTTCAAATAATATTGACAATTTAGAAGCGCTATGTAGAGATTGCCATGGCAAAAAAACTGCTTTTGAAAATCTATAAATATTGGGTTTATAAATAAATAATATACTTATAATGTAATATATTATTTATGACTATTAAGAATATTAATAAGGGTCCTGAATTAATTACGGATGCTAAGATTATTAAAGATACTAATATATTATTAACACTTGGTGAATTATCTAGAGATTTTTTACAAAAAAAAGTAACTACAGCATATAATGATTTAACTAATAAAAAAGATAATTATTATTACTCTATAATTATAGCAATATTGGTGTTGCTATTGGGACTATTTTATTATTTAAACAGCAACCAAAACATTTTCACTATTAAAAATACAAAATATGAAATATTTATGTGGTTATTTTTAATAGCATTTTGTATATACACTTTTCTATTGTATGTTTATAAACATAAATATCAAAGTTATAATAGTTTAAGACCAGATTATAGTTTTATTAAAATGTATAAATATGTTGGACTACTATTTTTAATAATATTATTTCCAGTATTAATAATTAATTTTATAATATATTTACACAACACAAATAATGATATTTTTAATGTTTCACAAACCATATTAGGAGTATTAATAGTTATTGTTATTTTCGCAATAATAGCAAAAATATTTTCTATAAAACCCGACAATGAAGACAATTCTAACGCAGGTGCTGATGACAAATCATCACAAAATCCTTTTCAAGCATTAATAACACTATTGAAAAATATTATATTTTTTATTCCTTGTTTACTAATTATAGCAGTAGATGAAATAAATAAAGATATAAGATTAACACCATCTTCTATTTATTTATTATTTTTCATATTATTAATTCTAATAACATTACTATTTTTATTGCCAGTATTATTTAAATATTTAGCAAAACATAATAAAAACGATCTTTTATCTGGAGAAGGCCCATTTTATTTAAATGAAAAAAAAACTTTAGGAAAATATCAAAATTTGGACAAAAATGCTACTGCTAATCTTGCTATACCGAACTTTACCACATATGATGTTAAAAATAATACAACTAATACAAATAATATAAGTAATATATTATCAAATTTTAAAACAAACTTCACAAATACTTCTAGTTCAACAGAAAGTAACTCAAATGAAAATACTTCAAATGAAAATGTTGTGAGAAATGAATATAATGACACTAAGAATAATATTAATGATAATATAAAAGGATATGATTTTAAATTATTTAAAAATGATTTAATTGGTCTATATAATATAGGAACAAAATTTTATGGTTCTTCAAAAAATCATAACAAATTTCCTTATAATTATACTTATAGTATAAGTTTTTATATTTATATAAATCCACAACCTACAAATACATCTATTGCTTATAATAAAGATACCGAATTATTTAATTATGGATCTAAACCAGTTATATATTATAATGGAAACTCTAGAAAAATTATTATTAAATCTAGAACAATAAATAATAAATCAGACCAATTAGATACTATATATGAAATGACGCATGTAAAACATCAAAAATGGTTATATTTTGTTATTAATTATGAAAATAATAATATAGATGTGTTTATTGATGGCAAATTAGTAGGTTCTAAAAATAATGTTACACCTTATTTTAAAGGAGATAGCGTAACTATCGGTGAAGATGATGGTATATATGGAAGTATTAAAGAAATATTCTATTTTGATAAAATAAAAACTCCTGATTCCATTGAATTTTTATATAATTTAACAAAAAATAATTAAATTTAGAAATATACAAAATATAAAAAATAAATTTAAAACATTATAATATTTTTATATATTATAATTTTATAATGAGTCTTATAAATATAATTATTTTAGTAATTCTTGCTTTAGTATTATTATGGGGATTGAACAACATATTTTTAAAAACAAATATAATTTACGATAAAATGTGCGAAGCATCAACTGTGTCTACGGAAACAGACGTAACATCGTCTAGTAAAAATATAATAGCTGCCAAAGATATACCAGAGACTACCGCATCCAATTTTACATTAAGTGTTTGGTTTTATATAGATAATTGGGGAAATGATATTGGAAATGAGAAAAATATTTTATTTATGGCAACTAATCATACTGCGCAAACATTACCGGATTTTATAGACTCTACTACTCCTTTTTCAGGTATTAGCACATATGAATCGAAGGGTCCCCCCCCAACGAGTCCGACGACTATATATAAAAATATTAACATAGCTTTAGATAAATATGAAAATAATTTATTCATAGATATAGAATGTTTCCCAGATAGAGCACCAGATAGAGCAGGAACAACTAATCAACCCCCTCAAACAATTTATGCTAGATATAAAATACCTAATGTGTCAGTTCAAAAATGGAATAATTTAACAATAAGTGTTGATGGTCGAACATTAGATGTATATTTAGATGGTAAATTAAGAAATTCATTTATATTACATGGATTATATAAAAATTTTTATATTAATAATGCTAAAAAAAATATATATTTAGGAACTTTGCCTCGTGGTACTACATCAAATGGTAATATAGGATTTGAAGGTTTTATAACTCGTGTTCGCTTTGAAGGTGATTCATGTAATCCACAAGATGCTTATAATATTTATAAAGAAGGAATTGACGCATCTTTAGCCAATTCTATATTCAATAAATATAGCTTAAAAGTAAGCTTTTTAGAATACAATAAAGAAAAAGGAAGTTTTAAAATATAATAAAATATAATAAAATATAATAAAATATAATAAAATATAATAAAATATAATAAAATATATTATATTATTTATATTATTTATATATAAATAATATGAATTCTAACGGAGGAGTATTACAAAATATTAATAAATATTTTAACACAATTATACCATATGATACACAAAAGAAACTCGGAGATTTTAGTGGATTTTTATCCTCTAATACTATGATTGCCAGAGGGACTTTCTTGTTAGGAGTATTAATTCTTTTTTCAATATTATTTTATATTGGAAGTAGGGTTATATATTATTTCCTATCTCCATCAGAAACACCATATTTAATAAATGGAATGAAAGATGCTACAGAGGCATTAACTATTGTTCAAAATACAGGAAGCAAAAATTCTATTCCTATTTTAAGAAGTAACGATCAATATGGCGGTGTTGAATTTTCATACTCGTTTTGGATATATGTTAATGATGTAAACTATAATAGTACAATAAATTATAAACACGTATTTAATAAAGGTTCCCCACCTGATTCACCAGGCGAAGCACCAAACGGAGTAGGTGGTGGTATATTTGGACCAAATAATGCGCCGGGTGTGTATTTGTATAATGGCAAGGGAAATACTAAACCTGATCTTTTACAATACTTCCCCGTATTAGGAATGTTAGTAAGATTAAATGTATTTCATAATAATCAAAGTAAAAATAAACCATATTATGATGACATATATGTAGATGCTATACCAATTAAAAAATGGGTAAATGTTATTATACGAGTCACCTCACAAAATATTTGTGATATATATATAAATGGAAGTTTAACAAAACGCCATAAATTGTCTAATATTGTTAAACAAAATTATGATAATTTATATGTAAATTATAATGGTGGATTTTCTGGTAATTTATCAAACTTGAAGTATTATAACTATGCTATTGGAACTTTAGAAATTGATTCACTTAATACCCAAGGACCAAACCTTAAAATAATGAAAAACAGCAATATGGAAAAAGCAGCAAAATCGGCAAAAGGTCAATATTTGGCCACACAATGGTATTTTAATGATACAGATATAATAAGTTCATAGATTCATAGATTCATAGATTCATAGATTCATAAATTAATAGATTATTAAATTCATATGAAAATACGAATTTAATAATAACACATAATTTAAATATTCATAGTTATAAATATATTACAACTATGACTTCTATTGCTAATGCCAAAAATAACTATATTATATTAACAAATAATATTATTGAATCAAGCAATGTTGGAAGTCTTTTATATATAAAAGAAAATATTGCTGATTTAAGTAATAATAAAACTGATGCAACTTGGCAAACTATTTTACAAAGTTTAGGGACTAGCATTACTTATAAAAATAGAATACTATTGAGTGGTAAAATTAATAATATAGGTAATAATACTAGTTCTAGTTGTTGCTTAATTACCCAAAATAATATAAAAAATAATATGAAATTTATTTTTGATTTGTCTACTAACAAAAATGGTAAAATTTTATTTGTAAAAAATTTAAATAGTAGCGATAATTCATATAATTATTTATTTACTAATTTAAGTAATACATCTTTTGAAAAGACTAATTCTTATAATATAAATAATTCTTTAACTACTAATAATAGTACCAGTTATAATCGTTATATATATCATTTAAATTATTATTTTAGTAATTCCGATATATATAAAGTAAATATTAATGATTATCTATATAAATATAGAAGATATTTACGTATAGATTCTTCAAGCACCATATTAGATTACAATTATAGTTATAATAATACAAAATATGCTATTACTAGTATAAGTAATGATTTTTCTTTTAATAATACAACAATAGATAGTTCCAGTATTATAAATTTTAAATCATCGAATTTTACTACGCTATTAATTGATAATATTAATAGCATTAATAGCATTAATAGCATATTAGAAGTAAATACTTCTTATTTTTCAAGTCGTAATATATTATCTTACAACAAACTCACCTTAGATTATAAACATAATAATTATTACAATTTTAGTTTAAGTTCTGCTGCTGATGATTTACCATTTTATTTTAATACATCGTCAAGTGTAAACAACAATATGAATATTATTAAAACTTTTTTAA